TGGCACATCCATTTTATCTTTGACAGAGTTTGCAGGAATCTTACGTTCTGCAAATATCTCAAAGTTGACCATCACCTTATCTCCTACATCTATGTTTCTAATCGCACTACCTATAGCAACTACAGTCTGGTAGGACTTCAAATCGCCTTTACTGGCAATAAGAATACCATTATCCGTAACATCTTTATCAAACCTGTCAGCAGTAATGATCAGGTCTGTGAACATCGGTTTAATCTTTGTTATCTTCAGCATTGTTGTTTTCTCTGTATTGTTTGATTTGTTCAAACCTATCCTTAAGCCATCTGTATTTGTCAGTAGTAACATACAGCTTACCTATGGAAGGTATGTTTACATTAGGCTGTAACTGATTAAACTCTTCATCAGTAAGGTCTTCTTTTAGAGGGAGTGAGGTTATATGCTCCCTCACAGCCCTCCAATAAGACCTGTAAACCCTGTTCACAAACTTTTTGGGTAAGGACAGGTTTTCAGCCACTTCAGCCACAGCTTTCTCATAGATAAAGTCTCTCATTAATTCTACTTTTTAAATAGTATCATCAGCTGAAAGTATTCATCGTTATCCTGTCTTATGTTTGGAATAAGTCTAGGATTGATCTTACCTTTATCTATAATCTTGCTCTTACGCAAGTTACTCATTACCACATAGAAATGTTGTAAAGAGATATTACATTCATCCATTACCTTTCTTTTAGTGGCATCACTCATAACCATTTCATCAAGAATAGCCTGATCAGTAATACTCTTACTTAATTCCCATCTCTGTTTCAGGAAGCTGGCTATGACATCAATCTCTCTATTAGTGAGATTAATGACTGGCCTGAGAAATACACACCACCAGTGGAAGAAATCGTACTCTTTGGCTACAGGTATGGTAATGATGTTATTGGGCTTGGGTAGTTTACTCCCACTCCCACTCTTAGAGCCGGTAGGCTTTTGTGCAGTATCCATAGCCATTCCGTTCTAATGATGAATCAGTTAATCTTTAACTTCACTCTGTGCTTCCTCTTCAGACTCAACAGGAGTAAGGGCAGTCTCAATCTCTTGTGTACAGTTGTAAACAAATGTATCACTGAAGCACTCCTTGTTCTCAACAACCTTGAACAGATAATCCAATCTCTTGAACAGATTGGTCATGTCTCTCATCTGAATCTCCTTCATCAATTTCTGATACAGCTGGTTGCAGGCAGCATTCAGCTCAGACTCAGTGTACTTCTTCTCTTCCATCTCCTGTGCATTGGCACTGGCGTTCATTTCTTCAATGTTCTCCATGTTATTTACTATTAAAAATTTAATTATAATTTTCCATTTTGTTGCCTAATAATCAGAGTTTTCTTGAGTTTAGACAATAATTTCTTAGCTACCACATGATCAAAAAACAGAAAAACAGTATCTACAAGTTTTCCGTAATGATTCCATTCAGGACATACTTCTTTGATAATGTCTATGCAATAAGGACTCTGCAGAAGTTTTCTGCGTAAGTCTTTTACAGAGAGGTTCCATATGGGATTTCCTTCATAAGATTTACGTTTGACTACATACTTATGACCATAACGTTTTTCATAAAGTTTTTCCCATTCAAAGATACTTCCTGTGACAACATCCAGGCATCCACAATCCATACAGTAATCTGAATCCTCTACGTCAGGTATGTAACCTATCTTCAGACTGTAGCATTTAGGACAGTAGCTGACTGGTTCTAAATCATATTCATTATGATCTGGTGTGTTATTCATGGTTATATGAAGTTAATCACAATCCTCGTAATACAAGAGGAAGTAGGAATCTTCTTTACATATAAGCTTCAATACATCCTCCTTCATTATAGTTCTCTCATTAATTACATCTACCAGATGTCTTATTGAATCTGCATTTAGAACCGTCAGCTGCTTATTTGTGTTTTTCATGGTAGTTGTATATTACTTCAGACTGCTTACTTCTTTTTCGTTGTCTTTTTAGCTACGGCACTCATAGCCGCTGCTCTCTTGTTAAGATCTGCTGCCTGTTGTTTTGCAACCTTGACAGCCCTATTCAATCTTGCTTTATCTGACATAATCTCTTGATATCTTGCCATTGTCATAGCATCATCTTGAGCTTGCCATTTCTGTTGTTCTGATTTACTGATCATGCTGTATATTGATTTAAGTTTTGTGGATAGCTAACTTGTTAAAGTATTACTTTAAGAAAGCTCGGCTTATTATCTTATTTGTAAGATGTTACATTAGCGAGTATCTTAATTGTAAATTCACTGCAAAGATAATTAAAATCAATGAATATTACAATTATACTAATTAAAACCCTAAGATTTATGATTATTTAACTTTAGAATACTACATATAAAAACAGGATATCCGAAGATATCCTGTAACAAATTATATATGAAGAGGTTATATGAGGTCTCTGAAATATTTGTACATTTCCATAGTGAGATACCCTATCAGATATGCAGCATCTTCACTATCTTCAGAAACCTGGTAGTATCTACAAATGTGCGATTGGACATGCTTAGCTTCATGAATTAAAGTATTGAAGAACTCTGCTTTACTTGTGGTTAAGCCTATTGTGACAATACTTATTCTTTTATTGTAGTCTGTTGCTGTAAAACCTGAATTAAGTTCTCCTAAATCAGACTTATAACAGATATACACTGTCCAATAACCATTAATGTCGATCGATTGACTTAGAGCATTTCCTCCCAATCTATGGCAACACCTGTGTAACACATGTCCGCGTACCATCTGTTAAATACTATACCATCATAACCGTCTGGGTCATCTATAACATTCTTGACATACATGGCAAGACGACGCTCATCAGGAATACTAGTACCTAAGAAGTCAGCCTTACACATGTTAGCCACATAGACAGAATCATACAACTGGTCATTCCTTAATGAGACACCATGCTGAGTAAGCATATTCTTCACCTGTTCTTTAGTATATGGAACAAGTGGTTTTTCCTTACCATCTTCTTTGGTAGTCATTAAGCTAGTTGCAAATTCAAACAACTTCCTGTTGAAATGTGGACCATAATGCCTCATATAGGCGATCATAGCTTCAGGCATTTCATCAAACTATGTAAAGTTGACTCTTCTCATGGCTTTAGCGTCTGTAGTTATATCTGCCACCTCTCATATGAGTACTCATTCCACTGCGCTCAGAATATTCATAGTCCTCATCATCATAGTCTTCTTTAGATGTATCTGCATCTTCAAGGCACTCAATGAATTCAGTTACATATTCTTCCATCTCTTTGGCTTTCTTGAGCATGTGTTTCTTATCCTTCTTAGATCTAAAAGACATCAGTATCATAACATTTATTGTTTTGGTTCATTTACTTTAGCCATGTTAATCAGCATCTGTTTTAGTTCCAAAACCTCGTCTTTAAGTGTTTGGATAACCCTATCTTTTTCTTTTTCTGCTTTCAGAGTAGGATTGAGTTCTTCAAGAATGTTCTCATATTCAGGTATGAGTTGTTTATGTTTCTCATACCCGCTTACAATGTTTTTGCTATTCTATAGTAACTCACTTACGTGGGAACTCATGGCTGCTTTACTATCAGCAAGGACAAAAGCATCTGGACCAAAGTTGGCTATACTGTTAGAACATGGAACTCTTTTGAATTCCCTTCTTTCTCCATCAACAGTGGCAGTAATATCCATTACCATTTCAGCATTCTATCCAAAGACTGCATATTGTGGCCTAGGTAAAGAAACGTTGATAATGGTTCCACTTAAAAGTTTAGGATCATTCTTTGTTTCGAGAATGTACAGAATACTGTTTTGGCTTAAGTTAGTGAACATGGTTATACATTATTAAGGGATTGTAGTAAGAAGCTGCATTGAACTGGCACACTTGTCATACCATATAAGGTAAACTCCAGCAGGAGTAATCTGTGCTCCAGTAGCAGCTGTGCCGCCAACAACAGTTAGCGTCTGTAAAAACTCATTAGAGCTGAATACAACAGGAAGAGCTGCACCACCGGCAGGAATCTCCTGAGTAAGCCTGAAGGCCAGCAGACCGCTGTCAGCCAAACCCCTGAATGCCCTGCGCGGAATACCGATAACCACATTATCTGTGGTGACCTCCACTGATGTGGAAGCAATCATCGGAATACCACGGACATTAGAGAAATTACCTGGATAGTTAGTAGTACCAATCATAGCTCAATCCAATCAGTTCCAGAAGTTATTCTGCGGATAAAAACCATAGTTACCCACCCAAGGAGTAGCGTTAGCTGCAACAATGTTTGGGTACTGCACAGGAACAGTGTTTGGCTGCTTTGCTGCAAGAACATTGATCTTCTCATTCAGTGCATTCATAGCAGCATTAAAAGCCTCAGTCTGCTTGTCATTACTGATTTGGCCACGGAGCTGCGTGATGATGTCACCTTGGGTGTCAATCTTGTTCTGCAATTCACGCTCCTTCAGGTCACAGAACTCCTTGGTGATAAGAGTGTTCTGGCCTGCAATGGCATTCAGGATGCTGTTGGTGTTACGGTCTGCCTGTGAACCAAGCTGATTGGTCTGTTGGCAGATAGCCAGCTTATCCTCACCATTGAGTTGGGCAAGCTGCAAGCGTACATTAGCGTCATGATTGTCAATAGAGGTTTGCAGAGCATTGGTCTGGTTAGCAATAGCCAGACGGTTCTCACAGCAGCACTCACAAATCTGACGTGAGAGGTTAGCGTTACCTAACTGGAGAGCGTTGATGGTCTCCAAGCCACTCATACCTACTTGTGCGGTAGCCTGAGAGATACCTAACTGCAACTGACCAAGAGTGGTCTTTACGGTGTTGATGTCAGAGTTCAGCATGGTAGCAAGCTGGTTCAAGGCATCTGCACGGCCATTGATAGCCTGAAGCAGAAGATCCCTGCCTGCGTCATTGTTCATCTGGTTAGCGAGGAAGCCGGTGCCATTGTTACCACCGAAGCCACCAAAACCATTACCATAACCACCCCACATCATCCACAGGAAAAGCACCCAAATCCAGTTACCGTTGTTGAAGCCACCGTTGTTCATCAAGGTCATCAGCAGCGCAGGATCAATGTTGCTCTTGTTGGAATCAGGAAACATAAAAACTTTACTGTCGTCCATAGTTAATTTGATTAAAGATTATACGAAAGATGTCATATAGCTATATTGACGAAGCAAAGTTATAAAGCAAGCGGCAGCACTGCTAACAATGCCACCGCTTACACTAAGCAACTAAATATCAATTATTTACTTTTAGGAGTGTATTTAAGTATATCACTCCTGCGCCAGTACTTCTCCTTAAATCCTGCTTGATGTTTACCTTCTGGCAGGAATCCGTCTTTCACAAGGTTATCAAATGTCGCCCTGCTTATATTTAGATATTGACAAGCCTGATACTTACTCATTCTGTTATCAGTTATCTCAGAGAGCATAGATATGATCTTCTGCTCTTCCTCCTCAGTGATATTGGAATTACCAGCATCAATATCATTCAGTAATTTTACCAGCAGCTTCCTTATTACACTTAACATAATGATATAGAACTAAAAACAGGAATATGCCAGCTATATTGAAATGTAACATAACCATGTTGTAGGCACTCAGTGGAATACCTACATAGTAGTCAAAGATATTGATAATATCAGATACCAGAATGTAGTACAGAAACATTCTGTGATATGCGCAGAACCTGAACACATAGGTAGCTATCAGAATGAACAACCAAGGCAGCAAAGACATACCGCATATGTGACTCAATACAGGAGCATCAATGCCAACAAGAGCTAACGCTGTATTCAGCAGATAGCACATAGCGGTTATCATTGGTATGAACTTAAGCACCACAAGCAACAACTTATGACTTTTTCTTTGTAATTTTGCCTCCATTGTCATATCCCTTTTTCTTGATACCAGCTTTAGGACTCATAGGTTTGGGCCTTACCGCCTTGTCTTTTAATGATCTTGATTTTGCTTTCATATTACAAATACAGTAAAATTAGTCATTCCAAACATCACCATTCATACTGTTACGGAGTTTAAGGTCAGAATAACCGCATTGCTCTTTTAGAATAGTATCTGTCATAGCAATTCTTTTCTCAGTAACCCAAAGGTTAAACACTACGTCATTCGTACCATATTTTCCATACAGTATATTCAAGTTATTAATAGTATTACCATTATATACGACAAATGGATGATAACAAGAACGATTTCTATATATTGTTAAATTAGGTATATTACTATTTTCAACAAAACCACTTTCCATGCCTCCATTGTCTGAAAATGAAATACCACTACAATTTATTATATCAGCGTTTTTGATATAATGTACTACAATAGTACTATTACCATCTCCTCCTATACAAGTACAATCTTTTAAACACCAATCTCTGCCCCATTGCCAACTATCTTCAATATCGCCAAGCAAAGGAGTTATAGCACCATACCCGCCATCAGTAACTGATTTTTCTTTAGCAATATTTGTAAAAGTACAATTATCAATTAATGTATTTAATGCTTGAGGGTTAGTTATAGCCGTTGTTCTAGTATCATGCCAAGTACAGTTTTTATAAATATTACCAATAGAATATTTAGGATTAAACATAAGAAGCCTACCATTAGATGTTCTTGACTTCCAATCTATATCATTCTTATCATCAAGTTCTGAGTCATACACTTTGCCATAACCAGTCATTATAACATATTCAGCATTTGCAGGTATAACTATTTGTTCATACAACCTTGATTTAATACTTGAGATATATGTGTTATTGGCAGTGTAGAAAGATGCAAAAATTTCACGATGCGTACCAGCATTTCTATATCCGCAATACCCTCCTCTGCCAAAAGCTATAACACCAACTGAATGATTTGGGTTAACATTAATAGCTTGTGTAATAACCATATCTTGAGCATCTACTATTGCTCCAGTTGTTAAATCAATTCGCTTGCCGCCTGTAAATTGAAGTTCAGTACCTATGTTGAGATTGAGTGATGATATTCCACCATCATAACCAAGAGAACCACTTACATCAAGATTTTCAAATGAACAATATTTACTAGCATTCATCGAACACACTGATATATGTTCTCCAGTATTACCTGTCTTGACTTTGGCTGTATCAAAGTCAAATCCTTCATAACACCCAGCAACAATCCCATTCTTAATATGAACATCAAAATTATCACTCAACATTAAAACTTGACCACTTACTAGGTCATCAAATTGAACGGCTTTAATTGTACTACCATTTAAATCTACAGTAAATTCATCAGGAAATGCTATATTATCACCAGATGTTGATGTATTACGAACATAATATATAAAGCCATCATCAAAGTAATCAGTATCATTCTTTTTAGGCTTTTGACCGACAGTAGGTACAGAATATGCTATTAACATATTCTCGCCAGAATCTTTCGCCTGTTGAAATGTTATTTCTTCGATATTTGTAATTGCTGTATTTACTATAGTACATTTATAAAATGTTTGTGTACCAAATGTAGCATGAAAGTCAATCCAATACGTATTTTTTAACATAACAACACCATTGTACCCACTTTCTTTTACATTGGCAAAGAAATCTGAAAGTGCTGCCTTGTTATCATACGCAATTTGAATATCATTATCATTAGGAACAATACCAAACTCTTCAAGGTCAGAATCTTGCATTTCATAGTAGTTAGGTATTACTTCATTTCTTACAAGTACATTATAATACCATGTTGGGCTACCCACACCGTTACTGTCAATACATCTTATACTAAACCATGTTTCTCCACTACTGGCAAAGGTTGGGGTAGATAATTTAAATCTACCCCCATAAGTAGTACGTTTTGTTATACTCCCACTTGCTGTGGTTATAATTACTGTAAATGTATTATCTATTGTATCATAGTTTAGTGAAGACATTGTGTGAGTATCAACAAAATACTCCAGCTCAATACTGCCACCGACAGGAACAATAGGGTTAAATCGCTTAATAGTTAATACTGGACAAGAAGCATTAGTTACAGTAGTAGTCAAATTTTCTGTATTATCTTGAAGAGTATCTGCAATATTTCCATAAATTATATCGTTGTCAATATTGGTTGTCTTACTTGTACTGAATGTGATTACACCATTTGATACGGTATATGTGATAGTATCAGCACTCTGCACATCATCGACAATGTTGTAAATCTGACTTCTGTCATATTTTTTATACCCAGCTACGAGTTCTCCACCAAGCAATGTGCTATAATCAGTACTAGTAATATTTACCACCTCACCTTCAGCACTCAAGTTAACATCGCCAAAAAACAAATCACCGTCTTTTTCCTCAAATCTGGGTTCAGAAGATGTCATAGCTATTCCAACTCCATCCATAAATAGCTTAGCGCCATCCATGTATAAACCATCCTTATTAATTGCATCATCTATAGATGCAATAATATATTTACCATTAAAAGACAGAATGTTTCTTCCGTCTTTAATGCTTAAGCAAAGACCAGATTTAGTTACCATGTTAATACTCTCCTTCTTCGTAAGTAGTCATAATACTTGCATACTTAGACCAACCGCTTTCACCTACTTCATCACCATCATTTTGAACATGATTTTGATACAGGCTAAGTACTGTTACATCGTTACCATCAACTGTAACAGTCTTATTAGGGATTTTAATGGATGAAACATAAGTTGTTATCCAGTCAAATGAAAGGTCAGGAGGCGTATTAGAAGTACATACTACAGTAGCACCTGTAACTGCAAAAAAAATATTTGTTGTAGTAGCTACAGACTCCATACTAAAATCACCTATAATTAAAGTAACATCTTTTCTACGTGATAAGAAAAAAGAAATGTTTGTTATATCACTTGTATCCCAAGTTCTTATATCTACTGTAATAGGACCATTGTTGATATCCTCTGTACTTAAAAAAGAGCTTAAGTCAGTCACTCCTGTTATATCAAATCCTGAAAAATCAAAATAGCCCGATGTACGGAAAGCAGTAAAAGGAGAAAACGTAGTATTGGTAGTATTACCACTTAATTGAATATATTTCAATGTAGTTTCTGGTGTTGAATTATTAGAGCCAATAATTCTATGTAAATACACATTATTAGTAATAAGTCTTTTTATTGAGGTTATTCTATTTGTTAAATTAAAAATAATTTGTAGACCATTACCATATCCAATAAATTTTTGGTTTCCAAAATCTATATCTATCGTTGTATTTTGAGAATCAAATTCAAAATCTATAGCATTAAATGTTGAACCATCATAAGCATCAGAAACAGCGCTATCTGCTGTTTTTACCGCCTCTGCTATTTCAGCAAACGAGTAGTTATTTATACCTTTCGTAAAAGGAAGTTCACACCAAACAGCATCTCCAGAACTAGGTTTAGTTCTGCCTCTATACTTAATTTTACCAGAGCCAGTTGCTCTAATAGTAACGCCATCGCGCACTCCATCAATCTCAGCACCGATTCCATCAACAAATCGCTTGCTCCCTATGTGCCAAATAATCTTATTTATATTATTTCCATTAGTGTCAATATCACTAAGAAACCAAGGAAACGTAACATTAGTTACTCTTGCTTTAGAGTAAGCCTCAGCGAAAGTCCCTTTAATGGGAATAGCTTTAGTAGCAAGGTCTTTACCCATTTCAGCAGATAAAGCTTTTTCCTCACCACCGTCTTCAAGGTTATTTACTACTTCAAGTTCACCTACGGCACCAGTATAACCACTGTTACCTTGAGCGCCTTGAGCACCGTTTTTAATGACAACTTGTGTAGTTTCCCCATTAGGAAAAGTGAAGGTGATGATATTATCACCCCCACTTTGTTCACTAGATGTGGTTTGAGTTACAGTAGGGGTTACAGATTCAGGGTCAACAGAGTGCTCCTCTATCTGTGCTTCTAAATCCTGTACGGCAGCTTGTATTGCATCATATACAGTTTTGCCGCTTACAGCATGAGTTGAGTTTGGGGTAATAGCACCGTCAATTGAGATGCTGCCACCTTCACCTGAACCTGTCTTTACTTCAACAATCTGTCCGTCTATATTAATGAAGAATTTACCTAGATTCTTATCGTACAGTAATTTATCAATTTTTGTAATCATTGTATTATTATTTTATCGTTATTCTGAAAGCGCTAATCTTAAACCAATAGTATTACTTTTAGTGCCTATGGATCGCATATTGCGATAACCAGAGCGACAATTTTTTGCCTATTCAGCCCACGATCCTCCACGTAAAGGCTTAAAAGAGCCTGTCTCTGGACCAACTGGATCAATGATTGGTTGAGTATAATTATCAACATACCATTGATACTCTTTATACCAATCCTGACACCATTCCTCCACATTACCGCTCATGTCATACAGGCCCAACTCATTTGCTTCCTTTTGAGCTACGGGTTGCGTTTTGCTGCCGCTGTTAGTGCTATACCATGCAACTGGAGCAGGGGTATTGCTACCTGCAAAGATGTACCCTTTACTCTGATTTCCTCCCTTTGCGGCAAATTCCCATTCAGCCTCGGTCGGGAAACGGAAATTCATTCCAGTCAACCTATTAAGAGAGTCAATAAATTCCTGACACATCTCCCATGAAACATTATCCACAGGCCTTTGAGGATCGCCAGGGAATGCACTCGGGTTACTACCCATGACAGCTACCCACAGTTCTTGAGTCACCTCGGTCTGGCCAATCTTATAATCGGATACTGTGACAAAATGTTGAGGTCTCTCGTTGGTACCTGAGCCTGTCTGAGTGGCTGGAGTTCCCATCAAGAATGTATCTCCTTTTATTGAAATCATATTAAATGATACTCCATTAGCAGTAAAAGATTCAATTGTATTTCCTTCAGGAGGCGTTATAGGATCTTCAGGTTGGTCGCAAGTAACAGTATACTCAGCATTATAACATATTATAGGATATGTTATACGATGATTTCCTCCTTGCGGAATGTCTATGCCTGTAGAAGAATTTTGAGTATTCCAAGGATAATATTCTACTTCAGAACCGTCACTAAATATTAGTTTAGATGTCTCTGTTGATGTAACAGAACCAGAATGGGCAATGTAGAAATCGAACGAAGAACTATACATGCTGCATTCAAACGTTCTACTGTCTCCGTTATTTATAGTATATGTGGTATTAAAGGCACCACTGCGTATGGTGCCAAGATATACATCACACCCAACAGCTTTAACAGTTACATAGAACTTATTATTATTTCCAGCATACGTCCAATTGTTAATGTCTAAAATTCCACTGAGAACCTTATTTATTTCATTAACTGATTCTTTAGCGGCAGTAATGGCTGCCTGTTTATTTGTGTCCCAATTGGATGATACACCACATACTTGATTATTTTTCCAGTTAGTCCAAGGAATATTCTTTTCATTAACAAAGTCATAATTAGGAACTAAGTCATCATTGCTTACGCTAATACCTTCATGATTATAATATTTAAGGATAGACTCAACGATAGTGCAAGCTGCAGCATAACATGGCAAACCTTCACATATATGAGCATAATCAGCATAAAAGTTTCTAGGAGCATAACCTGTAGGAAGATCTCTAAATGAAGATTGTGCACGCATTCTCCACATGGCAGGAGCTATAGGAAAGAATAAGTCAGCCTTTGAATTTTCTCCGCTAATTACAGCCTTAGCCATATCCAAACAGTAAGCTGGAGAGATAGTCTAATTTTGATTATCAATAGTAAATCCCTTAATGTAATCAGTTAACTCTTCATCAATAAGGTTATAAGCTGCTTCAGCAGATTGACTTACATTACTTTTATTATCATCACTTCCTGCTCCAAATCTATACGCTTGAATAGTTACAATATCCCAAGGTATTTGCTCTTCGCTATCCCCTCCTATATAATCATATGTGAGTGTTACTGCATCATTTGGACAAAAAAGAACATCTGTTGAATAATCGTGAAATTTACACTACCATTTTGTGGATGTATCTGAATCTGGTGAGCCAGTATCTATGTAATACAGATTGCTGATGCTTCCAGCTTCTAAATGCGTACTTGGCGTGGTATTCCATTTACTTACGAAGTTATGCAAAAATTCACCTCTATGGAGAGCTAAAACCATTAAACAGTCAATGCCGTATTTCTTAAGTATAAATGGAACATATCCCCAAGCATCCTCAGAATGGGAGTTACCTATCACAAGAATATTCAGTTTTGTAGGAATTGTACTAGGCTCATCAGGGTCTGGGTTATCAGGACCTGGAATAACACCACTTTCAGCAGCTTGAATAATACTGTTAATGAAGCTACGTATATCAGGAGCAGCCTCATAGCCGGTAAGAGTTTCCTCTATACCGGCTTTTAAAGCAGCTGCGTTGAGCTTATTTCTGAACATTGCGGCATTATCACTAAGTTTGATAGTTTCTAAGTCACCGAGTTCTTCAATAGCCTTGTTTGCCTTACTGCGTACATTAAACGCATTATTTTGAATATCTATAGTATCCATTATTAAAATTCTTCATAATTTGCCCATTCTGACCATCCAGGCGTTTCTTCGTAAGTTGTTTTACAATTTTTTGGAACATATATTTTATCTATATGCCTCTTGTTCTAATTAATCCAATTATAAGTTGTATTAATGCCAGGAGGTGTTGTAGATGCGATGTAAATTAAAACATTTTTCGTCATAGTCCTAGTCTGGAAGAGCCAAGCATTTATGTTAGACGCAATATTAGATGTTACAAAATTTCCTAATTGCAAAACAACTATATTGTCACTAGCTAGAGCTGCATTCATATTTACTAACTCACTTGATGTATCCCAATCTTCCAAATCTAAAATACTGATTTTTACAGACGCAAAGGCATATGCCATTCTTGACAATGCACTCATATCCCACGCATAAAGCCCATCGATCTTCTCTAACTGGGAACATCCGCTGAATATTTGTGAGATGTTTACAATAGGCGCGTTGGCCTCCCCTCTTACAATCATGCCTTTAACCTCAGTAAGTGAACTACATCCTCTAAATAACTAATATAGAGAATTGGTATAGTTTCCTTCATTGCTTACAATCGGTATTCCGCCAAAATCGACAGATTCAATCATTGGAGAACTTAAGCTATTAGGGAATGAGCTTGTAGGAGATACAAAGCTAGTAATATTCTCGGATGATGAAATATTAATTGTACCTATTCTTTTACCAGTATCTTCATAATCCGCCCAAGTAAATGATTCTCCGTTTATTTTATATGCTGAATCTAAATCATCAGTTGCGATAACTTTAATAACATTTGTTCTTGCTGTAGCTATAATACGGATTTTCCCCTCATACTGTTCGAATACTTCGCTCAAAATTGTGAGTATTCCATTATTGTCAAAATCAATATATTCGTTACTTATTTCTCCTTGTTTAAATAATGTAACGCTGCCAATCTTAACAGTAATATCATTGTTCAATGTAGCATTTTGTATGGCAATAATTTTTACGCTATAATCTTCGTGAGGGTTAATTTTCCCTTCAGCATAATATAAAGGCTCTTGAAAACGATATACGATATTTTCTGTAACATCGACACAAACAGCATTCATTAACTTTAATGTTACAATGCGATATGGGATTTCTTCATCATCCTCATCGCTTGCACTAGGTTTTGGCTGAGCGCTCGCATTAATGTAAATATCCGCTCCAACATTAGTAATATTCACCTTGCCTGTGTCTGGTGAGTATATTAAATTTCCATAATCGATGTCTTTCTATAATATGGCACCAGCATTTCCTACTATTGAAATTGAATCAGGTAATACATTTTGTTCTTTATCTATTACATCTAACATACCGCTGTAATTTCTACCACTAAATATTTGTGCGGGAGATTTAAGTTTAATTCCTGATGAAGAAGGCGCTAAGTCTACAAGGTATATTGTATTATCGTATACTTGAGTACTTTCTACCTCGAAAACAATGTCACTTTGTACGTTTGGTATATTAATAACACATCGTTTGTTATTGCTTTCTAATGTGCCATATTCTTCAATGTTGTTGTGTGTATACTTAACAGAAGATAATTCATATCCCGTAACAGCGTCAATACTTATAGTAAACGGCATATTCTCTGCAGCTTGAGTAGAAGGAGGCGCCCAGGTGTATCCATTACCTAACTGTAAACCATATACGTTGTAAGTCCTTCCAAAAGTCTGATATTCAGCAATTATGGTAATATGACTATTAACATCATTTATTTGAATGTTAGCAGGAAAGCCAAACGGTGTGGTCACTGTATTTCCAGATTCATTATATTGAACCTTGATATCAGTTATTTCAAACTGATTTTCTGATATAGCAACATCATCTGCCCAATCCACACGACACCTGAAAGTGTCACCCTCAGTAATATGATCGTTATTTGGTGTGAACTGAATATAAGGTGTTACAATATTCGACGGATATATTACATTGTATGGTACTTTAGATCTTGAAGTGCCTTCTACATATACATCAGTTTCACCTGTTATATTATATACTGTAATTTGCACACCTCTTTTGTTGCTATCATTAATTGTTACGGTTTTTACTTCCTAGGATGTACCTCCATGTCTATCAATTATATATTTTACAATACCTGTTAAAAATTTATCTGCTGCAGGAGTCACATTGAATGTAGCAAACCCACCAGATTGTACAGTAGCTGTTTCTAAGTCAGTGACAACTTGTAATGGAGAATTATTGTGTACTCTTACAAGTACTCCATCTGAAATCTGCCAAAGATCAGGTCTGCCCTCCTCAAACGCAAGATTTGCTAATGAATTTTTAAGTTTATCTACAGCACCTTTTAACACATTGCCCTGTTTAGCCGTAAGTGCCAATGTATCACTCTCAGAGTCTAAGCCATCATAAAGACTAAGTTTGTTTTCTTTAATGTCTTTAAGAGCCTCTTCAATAGCAGCATCAACTTCGTCATTTGTTGCATATCCTGCTTGTTCAATTGCAGTAACTCTTGTGCCGAGACTTGAAATATTAGTTGTATTGGTACTAGTGTTAGTAGTGTTAGCGTCAATATCAGTCCTTATCTAGTTAAGAATATCAATTAAATCTCCATTTACGTAGCCATCTAATTGATCTATCAGTGATTGATAACTTTGGAATAGAGGCTCTCCAGTTTCTCCAATAGCTTCAAACAGCTTAGTAAGAGCTGCTTGTATTGTGATAGAAGACTCGCTTTCACCAGTAGGATCAGTACACATGATGTCTGTAGCATTGAATTCTTCTGGAGTAGATCCTGTGTTAATAAGTGATTTAATGTATTCAATAACACTCTTAAGAGTCTTGTACTAAGTACTATCTATCCCATCAATGCTGATAGGCATACTACCCACGTTAATGTTTTTAATCACATAGTCAACTAGTACGGCAAGATAAATTAATCTGTTTCTATCATTATAAATAACAGGAATACGCGTATTCTCATCAATAATAGAAGTAATAGGAAACTCTGTGTCGCGAACAGAAAGTCTCTTTAGATACTCTGCAATCCTTTGTATGTCTTGTTTAGTAAGCATATCTATTGTACATTAATTTATTGAAATTTACAACTTAACTGTTAACCTTTTGCTCTACAGCCTTTAAACGGTTATCTAATCCTTCAAAGAGTTTGTATACAGCTTCACATGTTGGGATTGATTCATGAGCGTTTTCATCAACTACACCTGTTACAATAGTTCTTCCTATAAATGGCTCAATTCCTTGAATCAAATCAATCAATGCGTGCATAGACACGAGACACTGAGGGTTATCAGTATCATCAGTAACAATACTAAACGTATGACCACCGAACTTAAATTTATTCTTTACGTATTCTATAGTATTACTCATATTAATTATTGTAATTAAGTTTGTTTAAATGAACTTTACACCTGTTCGTAAACAGCTTTGGATATCGTCCTTCTGCATCTTTATAATCTATTTCATGCCATTCTGCTACATTGGTTGTGCAGTCCTACATGTATATACGTCCATCATCGCTAATACGAAGTACCTTTTTCTCTGTTTCCGGATCTTTTGGTAAATCCCAACAGAAACGATAAGTTGTAAATGTATTATTTGTTATCTGATGATATCTTTTTGGACAAGAAAAGCCTATTGTTTCTCTTAGCAAACCCCAATGACGGTATATCTAAGCTCCATAGACGTTCTTTAATAATAATAAGTTTAGGTTATGATTGTTTTCAAAACAAATATTGTTGCTGTTATGCACAATTACTCCACGTCTTCCAAATAGGTTATCACACCCACTGACGAAGAAGTTATCATTTCTTACACTTTCTTCTATGTCGATGTAAGCGTTTTGAGTACTGAATCCTCCACATGCTTCAGTACGTTCTGCAGCAATATTCCATGTTATACAGTTTTCAAAGAAGCATTGGTTAGTGTTTTTATTGTCAAACATACAAGATCTATCATCGTGTATTGTACAGTTTCTATAACCACTGCACCATGAATGTTTGTGCCCAATAAGGAATGGTTGTCCATAAGTCCAGATTCCACCATAATACATCAGTCTACAACTTTTAGTTTTCATGCTGTTTGCTCCAAATGAGCTGTAACCAACATACTCGGCATCTTTTGGTATAAGAACTGGACCTGCGTCACAAACTTTAGCTGTTTTTATGAACTGACGTTCTGAGTTGTAGAAATGCACAAAACACTCTTTACCTTCAAGTTTGGAGAAAAATCCACGTTCAGCATTACTTCCTTTCTCCATATCCATAACTGGACCCCAAAAATAATCACCATGACTATGAAAGGTAATGCGATCTTTAAGATAAGTGGATTGTGTATTAGAGGAGCCTTGTCGTATTCCAGTGTTTTCACCACCTTCTGTGGTACGCATAAGAATTTTTGTAGATCTCAGTATAGACTCAAAATTACTATCAGTATCCGTTGAAACCGCTTCTGTTATATGTTTTTCTCCATTATAATCAACATACCCTACTCCGTTATAGGGCATAGCTAATCTAGTAGATTCTACGCGAAGAGATCTATGCCCATAATCTTCATTATTCTCAATACCGGCATCATAACCTAGGCAATACCCTAAATCGCAGTTTTCAAAAGAACAAAAATCACAACCCCAAAACGCAGTATTACCAATCCATTCTGTTAAATCCGCCCCACTAGTTGTATAGTTTATGTCGTAATATTTATAAGTTCCATAGATTCCTCCATTCTTCACATGGGTGTTGAAGTTGCAGCTTAAAGGGGCCACAAAAGAAACCGATATGTCGTTAACCTGTAAGGCAGTTATTTGACCCTTATTTAAGTCTAATGTAAAATTATCAGGAAACTCAATGAACGACCCTCCACTATATTTATTTGAATCTTGATTGTAAGGTATCCACGGCTTCTGTAATTTCTTATACCAAATGTCGTACTGAACAATATTATCCGAATTCTAGTTACGTTCTTCTTTTACTGCATGTAAATCAGTAACTATATTGATTGCCTTTGGAAGTTTTAGCGTGCATTGAGTATGTCCTAGATTACTTGCGAAAGCTCGGGATGCTTCCATTAATCTTGTTAATGCTATTTTATTATTAGCCGCAATCCTGCGTACTTCTTTTATATCTCCTTCCACTTCCTCATAAAAACCTGTAGCACTATCTTTTATTAATTCTCCAGGAGGTGCCTGAAGATAAGATGATAACGGAGTTCCGTTGTAAGAGAATCTAAGTTTATAGACGCCGCTTATATCCTCCTTTTTGTTAGGTCTGGTATTAATCAATGTTGCATATTTGTTTAAATACCTTTTCTCCCAAGATTGAACGTCATACTTATATATGAACCCTTTATCAGATAAAGTAGAGTTCCCTCTATTTACTCCATCTGATACAGTGATTATAATTTCATCTACAATACCTCCATTCCTTTTTACTTCTACATGGTAATCCGCTACTATAGTGCTCTTAACCACATATTGACTGTGACTGCTATCCAACTCTCCTAGAAATCTTGTACTAGGATTCGTAAGAGTATTGTTCTGGCCTGTATCAATGTAAGTGTCTTGTGATTGATCTTGGGATTCTGAATATTTGAAAGATCCAGAGAATTCCTGAATCTCATCCAGATCAACAACATAATTATCTGAATTTTCAACTAGTATCTTAAAGTATGAAGTATAGGAACCTACACCATAGTCATTCACACATTGGAGAGACAGAAAATGAACACCTTCGTCATTGCTACTAAAGGGACCTATCTCAATAACTTGTTCACCGCCAAATGATGTACGCTTCCACGTTCTAGGAGACATTCCACTATCATAGTGTAAATGTTCATCCAATTTGATTATTGTAGTATATGTAGCTGACAAGTCTTCAGTAAAGGTCATAGTATCATTATTTCCACACTTTCTTCTATCATCTCCATCTACAATGAAATAAGGAATAGTTAACATAACTCCATCAGATGCAGGAATTCTGTCTTTAAATTTACGCACAAAGATCTGTGGGCAAATCCTGGCATGAAAACTCATGTCAGTTTCCTTATGTTCTCTTAACTCGTTCGTATAGTTATTAACAATCATTTAAGCTGTAGTTTAGTATTATTTTCCTGTAATACTGATAAATATGTTCTAATTAACCTCCATGTCAATATGGCACTCTACATTATTGGTTACATCAATAGAATTGATTACTGGAGCATAATGATACACGCTATATAAGTGCTGCCACCATATATGCTGGGAAATTGTATGACCTTCAGTAGTACTGATAGTTATGCCTGTTAGTCTATGCCCTTTTTCAACAAAGAAATATCTGGTAGTAATTCCTGCGGCATTAGCAGTACCTGTTGGTATATCGTAGTCGCCTGTATTAGTTATTTCGCTGTAAGCATTAGTTTGAATAACTACCATAACGGGCCAAGGATTATGTACTGTAGAGTTGTCGCAGTAAATTTGCCAAGGATTGTTGCATGCGCGAATAGCAGATTCTCTTGCAATAGCACAATTCTGTTCTGTAACCCCTGAAAAAACAGCACCTCTACCAGGAAGTAAAGCTCGCCCAGCAAGCCAATCTCTATTAGGCAGGATTGATGTAAAGACGTTATTTGTTATGCTCAATCCTGTTCCTTGATAGAACTTTCTGAATAACTGCTCAATAATTGTTATTGAGGCGAGATAATAAGGCATTCCACCGACCAAATGTTGACCATCATAATATAAATCAGTGAAGTCTTCATTTAAGATACTATTATGATACACTACGTTCTTTAAAATATGGTTGTTTCTTCCGTTAAAAATTGCAGTGCCATAAGGAAATACCAAACTAATATTATTACCTACAGTTTCAAATACAGTTTTAATACATGTGATAATGTCTTCAGGAAGATCATTAATCCCTCCAGTAGCGTGATTAAGATTCCATGCAAACTGTACCGATTTATTCATATTACTTGTAACCTTATTCTCAAGAGATTGAATTGTACTAGTTCCATAGTTATTAAGGAAATACGATCCAGTTGATGACTGCTGAAATACTACAACATCCCACAGTTTACCTATCTTGTTAGGATCAGGAACAGCATCATTTTCCATACCCTCATAGTATTGGACACACTCTTTAGCCATGGGACTAGTGTATACAGTGTGCCACTGATTCACTGGTTTATTATTTTTATCTACGTCAGTGCTTGCAGTGTTAATATAACTAAACCCTCTATTACCAAAGCTTGAACCAAGATTTGTTTCAAAGTTTTGGTTAACACTGGCAAATCCCATACCAGCACTATGGAAAACGCCTATTTTGATGTTAATCCCAAATTCTTTTAATAAGTAAGGCACATAAGACCATGAATCAATAGTAAATGAATTACCAAACAGAAGAATACTAGGAGCATCCTTTGTGGGGTCTGCCACTGGAATATCTTCATCGGTTTGATTATAGTTATATGCTACCTCTGGATCTTCATGAGTTATAACACCAATCTCGCTGATATGATACTCACCTGTCGCAACATTTTGATAAAAACCTATTTCAGATAAAGTTAATATATCAGGATTATCTGGATCAAAGTCTACAGAATCCGATAATTGTCTATAATAAGGTCTTACTTCACGTAAGATACAAGTTAATGCACTTTCCCCATACAAACCGTACTCGTAATAACATTTATTTTCGCCATAACCTTCAGTAGTCGCAATGTAAGACTTCGGAAGTGAAATGGCAGTATTCAGGTTTTCATCACTTCGGTATGCGTATATTTTTAATCTAGAATTGTCATCTATCTTAATAGAGCCAAGCCCGGCGTCAACTGAGCCAGGGTAATTAATTACTTTAGCATATATTATGTTATACTTACTTTGGTCTATCTTAACTTTATCTTTTATAACTATTCCTCGTTGTGAATTTAGTCTATACACAAGATGCCTAGGCTCAATACGTACATTCGTAGCAACAGTTGAATCAAACCCAGGAACATCATCCATAGGCTAGGTATCCCCCTCTTTATAAAAGATCTATGTAGCACCGTATTTTATTGTGACATTTGTTCTAGTAATGCCGTTATTTAAAACAAGAGAGATATCTTTTGGTGTTTTTAATTCATTAATATCATTATATTTTCGTTTGAATAACAAGAATCTCGCAATATAATGATTGTCGTTTGTAAAGATTATCTTATTGCCAAGTGTAGATAAATCTGTATATACAGGCTCGTATAATTCATTCTTATCGACAAGAATGACCTATAAATCACTAGAATTGTATTCAAACTCAATGTCAGTTTGCTAAGCGTAGAATGGACCTGTTACCTGCAATGAATAGTAAGCGGTATCACTTGTATCAGCATATTGTATTAAATGAGGTACAATAATCTCACCACACCATTTCATAGTGGTCAATACTCTGCGTCTTTGTCCGTCTTTAGTATTATAGTTATAATACACGTCATTGCTTCCAGGATTGCAATCAGCATAGCGCTATCCTGGTATTTCTGCAAGTTCATCAAAACTTCCGTCAGGGTACAGGTGGTAGAACTTACTAGGATGATATGTATAGATTTTACCATCACTACCTCTTAAACTACCATTCTGTAACAAGGTGTTATATAACCCCACGCCTTGTAAAGGGTTACGCGTAAAAAAATACAGTGTGTTGGTATCATCAGTAGGTTCTCCATCTTGTACTATATCTACACTAGAACCTGTACCAGAACCGCCTGATATTGTTATATTTTTATCCCCATTAGGGTAATCATCATTAATGATACTTACATCATTTATTGTCTTGAACCAAACCCTAGGTACATAACCAGCTGTTTCCAAAGCTGTTATTCGGCTATCAAGTGCGGAGTAATCAGAACCACTTCCTGTATTTGTAGCAGATATTTTTACAATGCCGTTTACTGAGGTAATAGTTATATTATCTCCAGCATTTGCCGCGCCAAGTTTGTTTTGTTTAGTTGTGTTAAGATTATTAATACTTGCACTAAGTTGATTAAATACACTGTTTATAGTAGAGTTAGCTAATGGTTTGATGCTATTAGAACTTAGTGCTGTATCTACGTCTACACTGATTGTATTGCCAGTAATCTTAATACCTAATCCAGGTGTCAGTTTCTTTTGGAAAGTAGATAAAGTTGAGCTTAATGAACTGTTGGTAACATATATAGACAAGGCTCTGTTGAGAGTATCTCTTGTAACATATCCTTCATTACCTGACGGTGTAGTTGGTGTATATGGCTTAAGATCTTCTGTATGCGATGGCGTAACCAGATCACCAACGGCAACCCATTTTCCATTCACAAAATCTTTAAGTATAGATTGGTCACCAGTCTAATGTAACCACAGGAATTCCTTATCCTTTGGAGGTAGGGCTGAAGTTAATATTTTGCGTTGTTTTGATGCTTTCGTATCCATTTCTTTACTACCGATTTATTATTTAACACTAATAGCATTGAGGCGATCCTGCCAATCCAGAAAATCTTGTGTATCTAATATCTGTGACGAAAGAGCCAACTCATAAATTGACTCTGCTTCATCTATATTAGCTAGCATTCTCTCTTTCAGTACTGTATCAACAGTATCACTCATAGCCGAGAAAATCTCTTATAACTTGTATAATGACTTCAGGAGAGTCAATGTTGTCATACATCTCCTTCGGACAATTTTCCATATCTACCTTTTCATTGAAGATAGACTTGTTACAGCAGGCGTCTTTGCAGGATACATTTTCATCTTTAGCTTTATTTCTTTCAAGCTTATACTCTATATCTGCAATTCTCTCATCAAGAATATGAGCATATAGAGACATGGCGTTATACTGTTGAGTGCACAGGTATTCCTGATCCTCATCCTGCCATTCCTTACATAAAGCGTCATTCAAACGCTCTAATTTACCATTAAGAGCCTCACGCTCTCTCTTGAGATTACCTAAAACTAATTGAGCCTTCATGTGTTTTTCTTTTATTGATTAATAATAGTCGCCCCCCTGAGACTCGAACTCAGCACTCTGGTTTTAGAGACCAGCGTATTAAACCACTATACTAGAGAGCATTATGTATATTCTATTAGCAAAAATACTACAATGTTTTATGGTGCCCAATTACCTAAATGCTAGTGTTAGATAAACAAAATAAAGAGGAAATGTTTTATCATCCCCTCTTTATATCATTATCGTGATATACTGGTTGTTCCAGGAGATTCATTTACCTTTTTCCTTCCCCTTGAAACAGCATCACACTTGTTACATCTAAATAGAGGATATTTCCCTACAGATGTATAATAGAACTTGTCTGGTATCCAAGATATGTCTTCAGAACCGCAGTTAGCACAAGCATTTGCACTTCCTTCTAAATTACCCATATTAGGATGATTCTTTATCCATGGCCTTAACTTAAGGTAAACCTCTTCAAGAATGGTTACATCCTTCATGTTGTAGGTTAGCATATACTGTAAAGCTTCTCTATCTCCTTCTAAGCACCGCTTCCATAAATCAAAGCTTGTTTCCAGTTTATGAGGAATATTGAAGTGAGTGGCTAATGCATCAAGCTTATTAGAAGAAAAACCAAACTGTCTTCTGGCAATTTGACAGGTATCCACACTGAAGTATGGTTTAGTTGGAGATAACCCATTGATAATGAATCTTGAGTTAATCCTAGGTATGTCAAATTTATTACCATTATGGGACACTACTATGTCAGCTTCATTAATGAGTTCCCACAAAGATGTCATAATACGCTTGTCGTCCTCATTCTTAATCTCTTCAGGTGTGAGCACATCACCCATCGTACATTCATCATACAACCATTTAGCTGACCACGCTATACAAAACCAGTCATTAATTATCTGTTCCAGATGTACGTCTGTTTTCCACAGCTTCCATATATAAGCTTTTATCGGCGCAGTTTCTATGTCAAATATCAGTATTTTTGGTATATATTTGCCGATATTGGCAAGATTTTTTGCTTTTACTACGTCATCTGGAGACATTTTATACCGCTTTGACAAAAACCCTCTTCCCTGTCTTTTTATGTACGGTCTTTGTTTTATCAGTTCGACGAATTTATCTATTGTCATATCTTATTGTTTTTCTGTTGTATTTATTAAATATACACGTGTTCCACGTTTGGTGTTTACTATTTTATAAGGAGTAACATCATATTGCTCTACCTTCGTTAAACTCCAAAAATAACCAAATGCAGAATGCGCAGTTCCTTTGAAAATGCGACCAATTTTATCACCATTATGTTTCCCGCAAATAGCTATTGCTGCCGCATCAAAGCTTTTATAAGACTTCAGGTAGTTACCATTTAAATCATACTAGTGCACTTCAAGGGCATTCCATCCACCAATCCATTCTTCAGGGTGTGCTTTTTTATGTTCTCTTAGCTTTTGTTTAGCCGCTTCAGAAAGAGGTTTGCCTGTCATTCGTTCTGATAGTTTCCTACACCATTCTTCAGACATCTTCCTGCCTTTACCGGCCTGCGATATCTTTTCCCTTGCTTCCTTTGTATGGTGTTTGCCCTTCATTGGATGATGTTCTTTCATGAACACAGATATCTAGGCTCGTCTTTCTTCAGATAAAGGTAGGTGTTTAATGCCAGATACGCCTTCTCCTCCGTTTGCAATATTGTACGATAAACCCTACTTTTTATAACTGGCGATTAATTCTATCTCTTTTACTTGAGCTTCTTCCTTTGAAAGATTATCAAACAAAATTTCGTGTTTAAAGTTAATCCAACCGTATTTAAGTATCGCTCTGGCAAAAGACTATTGTACAAATTGCCCGTTCTTGCGTTTGTTCATATAATGAATTCCATTACAACCCCACCTTCGTTTAACATTGTTGGTTATGCCTATGTATACTTTACCAGACGGGCTGGTGTGTTGATATACGCAATAATTACTTGCCATCACTTATGGACAGTTTTGCTTTTTTGAACAATTTCTTTCTCCTTCAACCTAACGGCATCCTCATGTTTCTGCTTTTCCAGGTCGAGCTTCTTGTCGTTTAATCGTAAGTTTTCTTCGAATTCTCTCGCTTTCTCATCAAGAACAAGCCTGTCATATTCTTTATCCTGTTCCGCATCTCTGTTGATGATAGACATGCGCTGAGCTTCGGCAATGCCATTTATCTGAGCAATAAGAACCTTAGTCTCATTATCCTCCTGATGCATTTGCATTTCTTGCTGAAGCTTCTGTTCACCTAGTTGCTGCTGCTATTGCAGTTGTTGCTGCTGCAACTCTATCTGCTGTTGCTGTTGACGTTGAATCTCTTCCTGTTTTCTCTTCTCATTAGCTTCTACCATACGCTGTTTCTCAGCAATAGATACCGTGGTATAGAGTTTCATGATAGTTGAGAAGTCAAGCACCTGAGTCTGGAGAGCAGCCTGAGCAAGCACATCAAGCTTCTGTGCAAGATCTTGAGTGCCATTACTGTTGTCTACAACCAAGCCATAGTCGCACTCAGCAAACTCATCTCCGTCAACGGTAACCATCTACACAGAACCATCAGAGAGTAGATACTCAAATTTCTTTGCAGGTCTACCTTTCATAGCAATCTTGGCAGTTTCAAGCAAACATTCGAGAACTCTTTTCTTCACGCTTTCATGGGTAAAGAATAACCATTCTGTAATATGAGAAGATTGAAGCGTTGCTCTTTCAACACCACCAACTGTTTCCCTATTACTAATCTAACCTTCTCTCTGTTTAGAAATACCTAGGATTTCGCCTATCTTTTCATTACAGTATTCAAGGATGGAGATATACTGCTGTATGTCAGTACCTAATCCAGCATCTACTGCACCAGATGACGCATTATTCATAGCACCGGCAAGCTTGCCTGTAGCCACACCTACATTACCTTCCTTAAAGGAATCCTCTACAACTATGCCGTTTACCTGAATAAAGTACATCCATTTATCAATATCCCAACCTTTAGGAACCTTGGCAAAGTCTAACTTAATTAGTTTACCTTTGTTTTTGGCTACAGTTTTTATCAGTTTATCATGTATAATATCATACAAGTAGCTATATGGTTTTACCATATCCACCAGTGAGAATGGAACATCACCATTAATGCTGTATATAGAACCAATAATACCAAAATGACATCTTGAAGGATTACTTAACCTGTTATACTGCACTAAACGAGGTCTCATGCTCACATAGATATCGCTACCTATTTTAACTCCTTCCCACGCTTCGTTAATCCAGAATATCTGTTCCTCTTCGCCTTTATCTTTGTCACAGGTATAAGTCTCAGGATAGAAGTTAAACTGTTCTTCTCCTGTCTTAGGATCATAGCTTTTTACTTTCTTAATCTTCCTTCTGCTTTTCCAAAATACCTTGAGGACTCTGATATTACCAGCCATATCATAAGGAAGCAGAGAATGTTCCATCTCATTTGAGAATAAATCCCAAGCATCAAATAAATCTTGATTACCGGGATATAGATTATCGCCTAAGAACATCCTGTTTGAGAAACCATATCTTTCATCTATGTTATCCATAGCGTCAGCATATCCTTGACCATAACTGTCGGGCACATTCTCAATGTACTGCATGTCCTTCTTACTCAATTGATCCCAATAGGTATCAATGATTTCACCAGGCGAAAGATAATCCTCTATAATAACTATATCAGCATCTTCAATCTTGTCACTGGTTCCTGATCTGAGTATTCTTACTTTTCTGGGATCCAGTTTTATTACTGTAGGTTCACCGCCTACAATATCTACCTGATAGATTTCTTCTCCTACTATTTCAGCGTCGCAGAAACCCTAGTTAAATAACTGATCTAACTCCAGTTCTCTAATATAATGGTTAAGTAACTGATTACCTCTTACTTCACGCATATCCTGATACTCGTATTGAAAGTAATCAGCAGTCTTCTGCATTTCTTGCATGAACTACTCCTCATCAACACTGTTATCAGCAAAGAGTCTCTAAAGCGATTCAAGCATAGCATCTTTCTTCCTTTCCTCTATTTCTGATATAGCTGTAGGATTAGTTATGACTACCCTAAAATCAAACACACGCTTACTTTCTTCACCCTAAAGTACACGCAACTTTGAGTTGAGAATAGGGTAATGCTGTATACCATCAGGTATAAAAGACGCATTCAGATTATATGGGTTTAAGAATGCCTTAAGATCTTCCATGTGAAGTTTACCATTGACAAGGTCATAGTTTACTTCCATATTGTACACAGACTTTCTGGTAAGCCTGTAATGAAGTAGACTTCTGCTGTCAGCAAAGTCTACATTCTATTTCCTCCATGCTTTATTTTTTCTCTAGAAAGAAATCTATTGAGGAGGTAATCCTCTTGTATTGAATTCCATATTATACAGTTTTATGTTTATTTTACAAAGGTAAACTTAAAGAGTAAATTATGTACGGGATATAATAAAATTGTTAAGACAGTTATACACTGTACATTAATTACCGACAACATATAAACATAAACAAAAAGGAGGACTCTCCCCCTTTGTCCTCCTTCTGTTGCCTTCTAACTTTCACAAGTGCCAAGCAACTTTGTGTTTGTCTTAATAATCAATATTTATGAAAAGCATTCCATTCGGCTGCAAAAGTATAGATTATGCAAAGACTGAGCAATCACCTAACAAAATAATTAAGGTGCATTATTTGCACATACCACATTGAAGTGTTATCTTTGCAATAAAATAATAAGTCAACTTGCAATTATTTTGCAATCAATAGTAACTGGTAATAAAACGGCCCTTTAGCTTAATGGATAAAGCAACGGTCTTCTAAACCGTGGACTCCCAGTTCGAGTCTGGGAAGGGTCGCTAAATCAGCAACAGCCTTCTAAGCTGTGGGTCCCGGGTTCGAATCCCGGCGGGATCACTTGATTATCAACTGGTTAGCAACACTAACCAGTTTAATTATCTCCTTTGATTGCAAATACATTGCAAGAAGACTGCAATTAACCTGCAATCAATTATGATAACCATTAAGCTTATTACGCTACGAGAAACCAAGAAAGGATTTCCAGTCAATCTTTACATTAATATTAATGGTAAAAGACTTCACTTTTTTACAGATGTCTATGTATCCAATCCTAAGAACCTTCAGGAGGGAAGAGTAAAGAAAGGAGAAAGCGATTACTTTGAGAAAAATCTTAGACTAAGTAAGATATTTGCTGAAGCATCTGTCTTAGTATATCAACAGCCAGATGTTACTATACTTAAACAGAGAGTACCAATATTACTTGGACATGTACAAGATAGTAAGGATTTAAAATTAGTAGACAGTATTATAAGATATTCCTTACTTAAATCTCATATAAGAACCAGAAAACTCTATAAGGGTACAGCTAATAAAGTTAAACTGTTTGATGCTGATATAACCATAGATGAAATAAATAAAACATGGTTAACCAAGTTTGAGCAGTTCTGTGCAAAGACTATGTCTATTAATGGTTATGCTATACATATGAGGAATATCAGAACAGTGTTCAATTATCTCATAGCAGAAGGCATAACTACAAACTATCCATTCAGAACCTATAAGATTAAAAAGGAGAAGACTGTTCATAGAGCACTTACTGAAGAACAGCTTAGGTTGATTAAGTATGCAGACGGACCTAAGTTTTGTCTAGAGTATAGAGATATCTTTATGCTAAGTCTATATTTAATTGGAATTAACCCTAAGGATATACTTAACCTGAAACAAAATAACGTAATTAACGGAAGACTCATATACCATAGATATAAGACCAATAAACTATATAATGTAAAGATAGAACCGGAAGCTTTGGAAATTCTGCAAAAATACCAAGGTAAAAATTATCTGCTTAACTGCCTTGACAGATATAAAGATTACCTTGATTATCTTCACCATATGAATGACGGACTTAAGAAACTAGGAAAAGAGTATATAGAAGGTAAAGGATATGTAAGAGACAGCGTTCCAATCTGTAAAGATCTAACGTCATACTGGGCAAGACATACTTGGGCAACTGTAGCATATAATATAGGTGTAAGTAAGGATGTAATATCTCAAGCGCTAGGACATAGTAACGGAGTGGTAGTAACTGATATTTATATAGAGTATGATCTAGAGAAGGTAGATGAAGCAAACAGAAAAGTAATTGACTACATTAACGGTTTATAGATAACGAGGGGGAGCTGCGAGACTCCCCCTTTATTGTTTAATTTACAGTAGGCTCTACAACAAATTTTAAATCGATTTTACTCCTATTAGATAAAGTGCCCTTGAAAAAGTATCTTGGATTGAGCAAATATTCTCCTCTACACTTCTTTAATAGCATTCCTTTTTTGCAAAGATCGGATATTGCATTATCTATACTTCCATTCGGAACATTGATTCCCTCCCTTCTGCATAGTTCTTTAAACGACGGATTGTTGTAAACAATGTTGCCTTCTTCTTCATGCATGGGATTATACGATGATGATTTCCAACAACATATTAGAACTTTAAGTTGAACGCCACTGAGTTTCATCAGTTCAGGGCAGCTGGTAAAGAACACCATTATGAACTCATCAATAGATACTTTTTTAACTTCTTTATACTCTAAGATTTCTCCTGTGAAGTTGTCTAATAATGAAAATGTCCCAGACGATTCAGTAATATACTTTTCCATGATTTTTATTTTGTGTGTTTAATAACCATTTGTACAAAGTTACTGATAATCTTTGAGTTATACAAGTTACTCATGTTAAATATGAGTTAAATCTTAAATATTTAGGTGAGACTCATGAAAGTTATGAGGAAATATGAGAAACTCATATATATATGAGTAAAGTTCATATATACATGAGGATCTCTCATATATATGTGAGTAAAAAAATTGATAAACGATTGAATGTCAGACAATTAAATACTTTCTTCCTTCTTATCTCTTTAGAGATGATTTATTAACATATATATTAGCGTAAATTTGTGACGTATATATCAGAAGCGAGGATTGTTCTATTACACCCCCGGGGGTTTGAGTAATTGGGGATTATTGCCCCGGTTGTTTATTACTTTGACTTAAAGAATAAATAATAGATAATAGCTCCAATGAACACAAGAGCACTTATTATAGGTAGTGCAGCAGATGTAGCCATTTCAGTAATTAACCATGATATTACAATAACGACAATAATGATTAATGCACATCCTGCGTATTCTTTGTTTTTATCCATTGTTTAAATCAGATGTTGGGTTGATCTAGATTTTAAGTTTATAACGCACAGTTTAGTGATTTATTGCAGAGATCTATTAAATTGTGCTAAACCTTGAGTGTGTATCAAAGGTGAGGATAAGTCACACACCACCCCCCCGTTACCTTGCCATTGGGTAGTATCCCCCCCCGTCATTGAGAGGGAACATCCTTTGGCTGGTCTACTGTAGCAGTACCACAAAAACCTGTTACATCACTAACGTTTGCTGTTGGCTCTCGTGTGAAAACAGCACCTACTACTATGTCACAGTCCAATTCTAACAACAACATCCTCTCAAGCGTAAGCCTCTGCATGTTCGTCAAGAGCCACGGCTCCAAGGCAATGGTGTCTGAGTTTGTAAACACCCAGACAGGCGAGAAGTTCACTAAGGTCACCTTCCCCAATGCCAAGTTCTCTGCCAATGCCAAGGACTCTAACGGCAATTCGCTTGAAGGCAAGGTTCTCACTGCTTCGTGGGGCAAGTCCTTGCAAGGCGGTCTGACTGCCCAGCAGGTTGCCCAGCAGAAGGACCAGCTTCAGGTCATTGAGCTTGACAGGCCTGAGCACTACATGGTCTGCAGGCAGGGCGAGCTGAGTGGCGAGGTTATTGACGTTGAGTGGTAACCCACAGGAGAGGGAGAGTCGAGAGACTCTCCTTCTCTTTTTCTTTTGTTTCTTTTTTTGTTTTCCAGCTGTTAAGGGACACAACACTTGTCCTATATTTTGCGGTAGTAGCATCTGCCGTCACACTAATATGGCTCCCATTATTGTCAATGGGGTTGTCTATGCCAATCTTGCTGAGTGGCAAGAGTGGTCAACCGAAGACTAGTAGGTTGCAACCCAAGTAGGTTTGAGAGTGACTACTCCAGTGGAACTCTCGCTAATTCTTTTGATTTTGATAGCAACATATCACAGATTGATGAGTATCACAGATAGTTTGGACCCTGGCCTGGAATAATGGTTATTTCGCTGTTAACGCTGTGGGCTGTGATAAAAGGGACCAGAGAGATACTTGAGACTACAAGGTTGACGAACCAGTGGTTAGACAGTTGACTCTGGTCCTGAGTTGTTTTATGATATTAAAAACCTGGCTTGACAATTACCCAGGGTGCTGGTTCTCTGACTGAATGCTCATAAGAGTGAGGTAAGACCTCATAGCAGAGTTTACAGCGCATCTCTTTTCCGCGCAAGGCTGAGGCTAAATTGCCCACCCACCAGCGTGTTTTTTGTTTTATCCAGGGTGAGTTCCCTGGCTGCACCTCCCAGAAAACTGTGGGAGAACTTGAGCCAAATGGCAAGGTTTAATTGTGCAGGAATTAAGACCCAGTTAGCCTAACGGATGCTATGAATCTGTAATCCTGTTAACTTGACAGGTGTATGCGTGATTGCACACATGTGTACTTATAACCAGTAAGGACCATTGAAGAATGGGTGTGCATCCTTGCTGGTTTATTTTTGATTATTCACCAATAACATTATATAACTATGATGAACTTTACAATTCAATATCCCAAGACTGTGGTTACTGTTCTTGGGCAAGTTAGAACTAACAAAGAAGAGTGGAATCAACTTGAGTATACTACTAAAGTTATTTTACTTGGTTCATTTGTTAATGCTCTTGTTCCTGAGTATGAGTATTGTGCTCTTGACTTCATTCCTAGTACAGATAAATCTTGGGAACATGATATTAATAATCAGCACCTTGCCGTAACCTGTAATCTCGATGATTCAGAACTTACGTTTACTCTTGAGAGACGCACATTTATTCCGTGTAACTTAGTTGAAGTTTAATCATTCAAGAACCTCGCGATGATATAGGGTTAATCGCATATAAAAATGAAACTTACTGAACTTCAGGAGAAAGTGAAAATTGTAGGAATCGTTGGCATCGATTGTTCTTTGATTATCAATACAAAAAGAGGATACATGGACATCATTGTTGGTGCGGGAAAAGCCGGTTCCATTCTTGTGACAAATCAAGATATGATGGCGCTTATCAAAAGTGCTTCATGCATTGAAGCAAATGGTGAAGTATACTTACGTAATCCTGAGAAACATAATGGGTGGCAAAATAAGAAAGCAATTGATTATGAGGCTGATGGTGGTGAAAATACATATGCTACATACGGCGATTCTTGGATTCTCAACAAAGAAACTATAACAATTATTTATTAACTATTAAAACCTTGCGGTGGTGGTTAACCGCTTTTTCATTATGCAATACTTTTATCTTATCTGTACCAACTTTGACGAGACTACTTGTCCTAGGAAGGTATTTTTACAGGAACATCAGGCTATTACTTGGGGACGTAGATTAGCCACCAAGTTGGCTAGTGATGATTTCTACGCTTGCATGGAGGTTGCTCTTTATAAGCAGCCTATTACTACTGTTGGTGAGTTTGAATATGTCAAAACTCTTGAGCCTTATTATGGCTCTGACTATGATATTGACATCAAGCGTCCTGGTGATCCTGGGGTTGACACCACTTTCGGCTAAACAACAACATTGAGCCAGTCTGTGTGATGCAGACTGGTTCTTTGTCTTTTGCAGGTGTTAAGGTACACATCACTCTTACTATAATTTGAGAGTAATAATAACATTTAAACCATATCATTATGAAGAAGTATTTATCTATTGTATTAGGCATTATAACTGTTGGCTGTCTGGTTATCTTCTGGCCCAGACCAGCAAAGGCTAACACTCCTGTCATCACTCATCCTGAGTATGATGAGGAAACTATCCAAACTTGTTCTGACAATATTTGGGATCTCTTTTACCAGTTGCAGGGTTGCCCTGTAATGATGGAAGAGGTTATCCAGAATCCTCTGTTGAGTGAGTGTTATCTGTGTGCCAGTCACAATGACTGCATTACTTGCGCGGCTTTACTCATGTTTAAGCTTCAACAATCTTCAGATGTGTGGGATGACACTCTTGGAGAGAGTGAGCCAGGTGAGACTGTTGTTGAGGATGTGGTGTATTTGCTGCATGAGCAGACATTACTTGATGAGTATCTGTTACGGCAGAAACAATAACATAAGAAAGATAGGACTGAGTTTCCTATCTTTTTTTATTGTAACTGATAATTCCTCCACCTCTTCCCTCTTATGCTGAATCCAGTTGTGATATCCAGTTATATTGTGACAGGATTTAGCCATAGGAGGGAGGTCTTTGAGGGAGGTTTCTTACACTACTGAAAACCATAACCACATTATATTATATATATACTAGTATTATATATAATGTGTAAGCCTTATAAATCTTGTTGCCTTGTAAGGTGTTAAGGGACACACCACCATTCCTTTATTTTGAGAGAGATATTTCAGTAGTTTCTTGAATATTTTCACTCAAGTGTTTATCAGTTTTTAAGCCGAAGGAGGTCACAGCACCTGAGGTAATTGAATAACGCTGTGCATACCTGTATAAAAGAGGCAGGTTTACAACTATGGCTAATGCCGCTAACAATCAGAACAACGTGGGTATCAAGAACAGTTACAGCCTTCTGGCATTTGCACGCTCTCATGGCAAGATGCAGGTTGGCAAGTTTGTCAACAAGGACACTGGCGAGGAGTTCTCGTCCTGCATCTTCACTGACCCCAATGATCAGAGCCGTTGCTTTGTGAGCTTCAGCTCTAACCTTGGTGAGTTGTCTGCCAAGGAGATTGCAGAGCGCAAGGACTCTCTGCAGGTTGTTGAGCTGGAGTCTGGAACCTTTAAGCTCTGCAACGTCGGTGCCAACAACTGGCAGGATGTAGACTTGTTCTAATCCAAGTAACTAAGTGTTTTAGTTACACGTAACCTACTGTGACATAGGTAGTTAGCAAGGTTAATCCACCAACCCCCAACATCATGGGTACGTGGATTTTCCTTGCTTTTTCTTTTATTGATTGTCTTTATGTCACAAATTACTCTACTCTTTCTGAACTCTTTGCGAGATTTTTGAAGATTTTTCTTCCTAAATCTACGCATTTCATCAGTTCAGTTACACCATTATTGTAATTTTTTCATTCCATTTTCTAAGAATCTTACACAAATAACTGAACTATGAACATTACTAGACAAAACATTCTGTTAACAACACTATGGTTAGCAGATGAAGATATAGTTTCTAAAGAACTTATCCTTCACTTAGACAAATATGTATCCAGAACTGAAGCTATTACTCCTGACAGACTTATGAGCGTATGCATGATGTTTTGGGCTACTAGTCCTTGTAAAGAACCTTCATCTAATCAAATCAATCAAGTGAGGGTTAATCTCTCTAACGCTCTTGCTTTTGCTTGGCAACATAATGCTAAGTACTTAGCTAGAGTAGCAAATCTTCAAACTAACAGAATGCGTGGTTGGCGTATTGCAGAAGCACAT